TGCTTGGCGCGTATGCCCCGACAAACAGCGAGTCAAACCACCGGGCGGCGGTACGAGGACGTATCACCGAGGTCCGTGCCCCAGAAATCCCCATCACCCGGTTCTACACCCAAGTGGTGAATGAATTTGTCACTTTTCTCATTCCTGAACCGCATTCATTGCACCCAGTCACTGAGGATGAAGTGTTTGCCCGCCAAGGCCGTCCCACCCAACAGAACATTCTTTGGAATGCACTCACGGAGTGGGCCAGCAACGGGTTTTCAACATTCCTCAAACGTGAGGCGTACACGCAGCCCAAGGACCCCCGTATCATCACCACCGTCAAAGGAGTGAACAAGATGCGCTGGTCACAATACGTGTACGCACTGGCCAATGTTGTCAAAGACCACCCGTGGTATGCATTTGGACGCACGCCGCGGGAAGTCGCTGAGGGGGTGGCTTCGATTGCGAGCAACGCCACCACCATTGTCAACACTGACCTCTCGCGGTTCGACGGACGGGTGTCGAATGCACTGCGGTACCTTGAACGCGCGGTGACGGCACGGGCGTTTGGCAGCGAGTACGTTGAGGACCTGGATGAAATCCAACGGTCCCAGTATGCTCAGAATGCTGTCACGTCTGCCGGAGTCCGTTATGAAACGGGCTATTCACGAGCTTCTGGCTCGGCGGAAACATCTTTGTTTAACACCATTGACAATGCGATGTTGGCATACATGACTTTCCGCCGCATGAAGCGTGGTGACAAATTCATTGGTCCGGACGAAGCCTGGGCCAGGCTGGGCATGTATGGCGGGGATGACGGTGTCACCCCCGACATAGATGTAGCGCTCTATGAGAGCACCGCCGCCAAACTCGGGCAGAAATTGACTGCCGAGTGTGTGTGGCGTGGAGAATTTGGTGTCACATTCCTGTCTCGGATGTACACCTCAGGAGTCTGGGAAGGCAATCCCAACTCCTGCTGTGACCTGTATCGCAACTTGACCAAGTTTCACACTACGCCTAAAACGCAAGGCGTTTTACCTGAGGAAAAACTGGTTGAGAAAGCACGCGCCTACTATCTCACTGACCACGCCACACCAATCATTGGTGAGCTGTGCTCTCGCATTCTGTTCGTTAAGCACGGACCTGCCCTTCTTGCGGCAGATGCGGAGACAATTGATGAACTCCTGGCGGCACCCCGCTCTCTCAAGATGGCACCTGTCATCAAGTGGGGGTCTGATGAAAAGTTCAAGGATCAATACCCCAATGATCCCGACCTTGAATTCGAAGACTATGCGCGCGATGCGCTCAAAGACTTCGACTTCGAGGCTTTCTCGTCCTGGCTAGATGCATCACCGCTCAAGCTAGGCTACTTCCTCAAGGCACCTTTGTTCGCCGATCCCAGTCCTGTAGAAACAAAGACGAGCATTGTTGTGGCTGGCGACATAGTGCATCCTGAACCTTTGCACCATGCTGCCAGCACAGCCGAGAGGAAACAAGGTCAAGTCCCGCCTTCCGGGAAAGCGCAGGTCGGAAAAGACCAGCGCCCTAAAGGAAAGCAGGCCGCGAGGGCACCGAAAGCCCCGCGTAGCCAACCCAGCCGC